CTTTCCCTCCTCCGCGAAATTGGGTTTTACAGTTTCCCGAAAACGGGTTTCCCCATTTCGGGAAAACTGATTGTTTTCATTGATAATTTCATTAAGGCGCTCACAATCTATACGGTAGAACATTTTGTGCTCAAGACGCTTGTTGGTTTCAACCAAAATGCCTCTGGACACAAGATGCTTACGCGCTACAGCCTGTTGTTCAAATGTAAGTCCAGTTTCGTGTTGTATCTCTTCACGCGTTTTATGTACGCCTTCCGCTGCATGTGCTTTATCCTGCCAGTAAAAAATCTGACCAAAGAAAATAACAGCGTGCGGACTTCCCATGTATTTAACGAGCCCAGGGTAATAAGCAACCGGATGCCCAAAATCGAGCAGAAGATCAGACGGACGCATAGCCACCTCCCAGACGCTTAAACATTTTCCCGGACTGAAAAGCCACCAGCGGATAACTCAGGGTATGAGTACGTCCCTGAACCTGGCAGACAACCTTCTGGCTTTCTGTATTGACCAGGCAAACCCGCAGAACGTGGCCGTTGCTGGTGGTGAACCACTGCCCCACACGGGGGCAACGGTTGTATCGGTGATACAGGGAATTAACGACGCGGCGAATCATGGGCGCACCTCCCATTGATTACGGCGGAAAGCGGTGTGACTGAGGCTGATTTCTGCCTCATGGAATGCTTCAATGCAGCTCTCGTAGTACCGCATTGTGCGTAGACTTAACCCAAGCTGAAGCATCATCAGACCATCAAGGGTGATGTAATAACCACGCAGGGAGTCACCGTAGATGTGATAAGTACCCGGTATGAAATTGCGGGTAAAAAACTCGCGTGAGCAGTTCAGATACTCGATTTTGTCGACGATGTTCTGGTGCATGCGCTTAAAGTGGCAGGCAACATGCAGGGAGAAAATAACGGCCTTGCCGTTGACAACTTCAATTTTCAGGTATGGGGAAGTTGGGACTGTAGCCATGATGGCAGCCTCCTTGAGCAGTGAAAAACTTCCACCACCGGAGGTTCCAATCTCACTGGTGGCGGACTGGACAGGGTTGGAACTACCGGCGCTCAAGGAAACCGGCGAGCCTTTCAGCTCCCCTGCCCAGCCCACCATAATTCTGGCGTGCGCGAGCATGGACGATAAAAAAGACGCTGGCGCGTCGTATATCGCCTCGAGCAATTCCAGGGTTCCAATCCCGGCACCCGCTTTATAAGGTGCAGAGACAGTGTAACGTCCCGAAATTGCAGAATCAATATTTGGTCTTGAAATGATCATATAGCTGCTGATATCTTTAGAACTGTTCTTGGATGTTTCGGAGCCGTTTTATGCGAAACAGCTCCCCGTTATTGATGTTGAGTGAGCCGGGTTACTCCCGGCTTTTTTCACCGCTGCCAACCAATAACCTGAAATAACCCCATTCTCGGGTGATACCAGCGAGTCCCTCGCGGTTCTGCTTCCTCCATAACCCGATAAAAAGCAGCCATAAACGGTTCCACAGCAACAATTGCGCGACGTGACAACAATCCGTCCGGCGTCATGAACTCATGGGTGTCTGTAGGAATTTGATAGGCGTTCACCAGATTGCGGCATTTATCATCTGACAAACCGGTTTTTGCTTTCAGTTGGCGATATCCGGCATAGCCCTCACGAATGTTGCCCTTTTTGATTTGCTCAACTGTTTCGGCAACGTGGCTGACTTTTTCTTCCACCTGAGTGATCCGTTTCTGCTGACGAACAGCTTCAAGAGCCATCGCGGCAACCATTTCGATTTCGCTCATTGGCTTACGGATCTGTTCTTCCAGTTCACGCCAGCGGTCTACCAGGCGGGCGGTGAATTCAGGGCAAATCTGCGCGACAACAATGATACTGTCGCGTTTGCCTTGTTCACCTTCGAATACGTAAGCAGCTACATTTCTTTTCAATCCTAAGTTGTTGATTATTTCGAAATTCGCCATTGGCGCACTTCGGATAACTCCCTTCCCCATGAGTCTTTCAATGCTGCGTTTAACATCTTTGTGTTGGCTGCCCACCAGCTCTGCAATCTCAACGCTGGTCATGGATGCTTTATCGTTAAAAATTGCGGTGTTCATCTGATTGCTCCTTGAGGATGACATTTCAGAACTCACGCCAAAACGTATTCATCGTGAATTACTGCTTGTGACAGTCAGTCTTTAATCTCTGGTAATACCGTTTGATTTTCGTAACGAATCAGGAATTCCATCTTCGGGATAAGGGTATAGATCAGGTCTTAACCCATGCGGAGTAACCTTCCATTCAACCAATTCACACACCCGTAAAACAAAACGAGAAGGAACGGAGTTTTTAGAAAACCACAGATTCACCGCTTGTGGCGTAACACCGATGTATCTCGCTATGGCGTTTTGAGGGATCAATTTACGCAACATGTCGTAATCATTCAGTTTTATCACAGCGCAGCTCCAACATTAACTTTACAAATCAAGAATACATCAAGAATAAATTAACATGCAAGTTTCAAAAGGATCGAATACACTAAAATCAAGTTAATATTTATGTGTATAAAGCTTCGACAGGAACTCACCATGAAGAATGTAAAAAGCACAGAAAATCGGATAGCAATGATGCTGAAAACGAAAGGCTGGAGTCAGGCTGAACTAGCCCGTAAGCTGGGTGTAAGCGCGCAATCAGTACAATACTGGACTACAGGAAAGACGTTTCCCAGAAGCGATAAACTTGCACAGCTATCAGTAATTAGTGGTTATCCACAATCCTGGTTTTTGGGTGAAGATGCCTCATCGACATTCTCTTCAGCTGAAAAACACCATACAAGAGAAGACAGCGTTGTGTTCAATGTACTGGATGTTGAATTCAGTTGCGGCGACGGAACTCATGTACGGGGAGATCTAATTGATGTAGTACGCTCAATAGAACTTGATCCTGAATATGCCCGCCGCCTGGTCGGTAACAGAGCATTCAAGAACATAGAAATCGGTAACGCCAGAGGGGACAGCATGGCCCCAACAATCTCCCCGGGAGACTTACTGTTTTTAGATAAAACAGTAACTTACTTTGACGGCGATGGCATTTATGCATTTTGCTTTGATGGCGAATGTTACGTCAAACGACTTCAAAAAATTGGAAGCAAGATCATGGTCTTATCAGACAATCCCAACTATCAGCCATGGAGCATCGAAAAAGAGGGAATGGCGCTGCTCTATATCCAGTCAAAAGTAATCTCATCTGTACCATTCAATATCAACAGATTTGGTTAGTTATTGATTTTAAATTAAATTATTGGTCATCCATCACAAAAAAATCAAGTTTATCAATTTTTAATTGACAGTCGTTTTCCTGACACATAATATCTCACCATCAATTATATATTGATTAACTTCAACTTAGAATTGCATGGTGATGATATGGAAGCCTTACAAACAACACCAAAAACATGTAGCCTCAATACTTACAACAAGGTTTTATGTGATGATTTAGATCTCGATTCTTTTGCATTAACCATCGCAAACCTGCTCAGTGCTGTTCGCACCTTCAACCTCCTAGATGATACGCGATTAAAAGAGGTTGGGTTTGATGTGCTAGAATTTACTCATGAATATGCTTTAGCGATCGCATCGACAAAACAACAACATTCTATCCGATCAGGCAACAAGATAGCCTGCATACGCACCAAACGTGAAGCCTGCGGCTTGACGACTACCGAACTAGCCAGACTACTCGATCTTGACGAAGAGATTATTCTGCAATGGGAGAGTGGAGAGTTCGAGCCAACCATCAGCATGCTTATCCCCCTGGCAAACGTCCTGGGATGCGATCCGCTTTCTCTACTAAGTGAAAAAAACAGCGAGTCAGCTATTCGTGTAAATACGACTGAAGTCCATGCGGAAAGTATTGGCGCACGCATCAAAAGCGCCCGTACAAAGCTGGGATTAACCGAATCTGATCTTGCCCGCATGATTCATACCTACAGTGACCCCATAAACGACTGGGAATGCGGCATCTGTGAAGTTCCTGCTGATCATATAGTACCACTGGCCAGTGCGCTTAATTGTGACCTGATGTGGTTGTTAACGGGAAAATCAGAAGCAAAGGAGCAGCAACAATGACTGGCAATATCCATGATAAGTATGAAGGCTTATGCCTGGCACCGGATTCCTTTGCAAACAATATCCATAATTTATTATGCGCAGTTATCGTATTACAAATGTCAGACAACGACGCAATAAAAAGAACAGGTGATGAAGTTCTTGAATTTGCACGTTGCTATGCTGAAGCAGCAGCTGAAAAAGAACTATCCAGTTAAATAGAACAAGTCATCTCCAGATACTATATTACGGCTTAATCGCCGGGGATTATCACACACTTAATCCACAGGAGGTTTTATTATGACTTTTATAAAACATAAGGCATCACACAAAACAGCCTGCCTTATTGCACAACACGGGAAAAATCACATGCATATTGCCTGCTTGTTTCTGCGTAAAGCATACGGGAGATAATAATGCATCAGAAAACAGCAGAACACGAACAAACCAGAGTATTGCTGACCATCAAAAACGGGAAAGTAATATTAATTCGTCATGTTCATGACGATGAATTTGTAGGAAATCTTTCAACATTCCTGTTTATTGCAGAAAAGGCAGGATATGACGTTATTGCACCAGCAGATGAAGATGAGGAATAAATTTCATGCAATACGCTGAATTCCAGGCTGAAGCAACAGCCAATGGTATACAAACAGGCAGTATGACTATTGATTATCACGACGCCATACGCCGTCTGGATGCTGGAGAATTCGATACTCCTAATGTGCGAGGTTTACGTATCCTTCAGTGTCTCGCGCAAGCTGACGAAGCAGGATTACTGGGAAAACTTCCGGTTGAGATGAAGGTTGCCCAGTGGCGATGGTTGTATGTGACGACATTCATCAACGAAGAAGAAGACAAGAACGGCACAATTGATGTCCCGAATGAACACGGAACAACAGATCGCGCCGTAATATATAACGGGAAGCATGGGGTTATGACGATATATCCCGGCCCCATTCGGTTTGCCTTACAGCAGTATATTGAATGGAATTTAATTCAAAAATACGGCGAGGCAGAAGGAATGGGTAGAGCGCTGTTTCTTTATCAGAAAATGCTCATTACATACCCAGATAAAGGTTTCATTGTTTCAGACATGGGGCGAGAAGGGCTTGAACTCCTTCTGGATGAAATGATTAACGACCTGAATACTCATGGTATGCCAGAAGGCCAGTGACACATTAAATATTAAGAAGAATATAATTCTTCCGTTTTTTACTAACCATTTATATGAAAAACAACCGTGAATTAAGCAGAGTAAAACTGCTTTTAATCCTTGCCACAGTACTGACAATAACAGAAATCATTATTCTCTTTATTGCGCTGTCTGTCAGTTAAAAATATCGGGATACCACATACCAATGAGACTGTATTTCACAATAGTAATTTTACTGGCAATTATCGCATGCATTTACGGATTACTCGTTCCGTTCCTTATATCCATGAAGGATACGATAGCAGTTACTTCTGGCTTTGCACTGGCGTTTCTGACCCCGCCCTGCATTTATGCCATTTACAAGGGTCTTTCTTTCACTAAGGATAAAAAATGAAAAAAATTATTTTTGCTTTAGCCATTGTTCTGCCGACCATTGGCCTTGTCGGCTGCGATCGCGTTGAACCCGGTAATGTTGGCATCAAAGTAAATAAACTGGGCGACGATAAAGGCGTCGGTGAGGTGGTCGGTGTTGGTCGCTACTGGACTGGCTGGAATACTGAAGTTTACATCTTCCCAACCTTCAAACAAATGAAGACCTACGATGAGCCGTTCAGCTTCCAGATGAGTGACGGCACAACCATCGGCTATCACATCGGTGTTGCCTACAAAGTTGATCCATCCAAAGTTACCACGGTGTTTCAGACCTACCGCAAAGGCGTGGATGACATTACCGCCACTGACCTGCGCCAGAAGATCGCCGACGCACTCAATCGACTGGCCAGCAAAATGACCACCGACAAATTTATCGACGGCGGCAAGTCTGAACTACTGGATGCCGCACTTAAAGACATTCAGGAAGAGATGACCCCCATCGGCGTTCAGGTAATGAGCCTCTCTTATGTAGGTAAACCGGAATACCCGCCAACCGTTATCGACAGCATTAACGCCAAAGTCACGGCAAACCAGAAAACCCTGCAGCGCGAACAGGAAGTCAAGCAACGTGAAGCGGAGGCCAACATGCTGCGTGCAGAAGCTGCCGGACAGGCTGATGCCATTCGAACAAAAGCCCTGGCAGAAGCCGATGCCATTCGTTTACGCGGCGAAGCTCTGCGCCAGAACCCTGGCGTCATGGAGCTGGAAGCCATCAACAAGTGGAACGGTACACTGCCGCAATACATGACCAGTGGTGCCAATACACCATTTATCCAGATTAAATAACTTACACGCCCGGCAAACCGCCGGGTTAATGGAAAATCAGATGAACAACCAGAATACTCAACCGCAAATAATGAACTATGACCCGAATCTGACGTCGTGCGGACGCATGGCAAAACAAACCGTTCGATTAACTTTCGGACTATGGGAATACCGCGAAACATTCGAAGTTACTGTCGGCGGCAATCTGACCGGACTGGATGTTATCAATTGCGCTATTGAAAGCCTGTACGCAACGCTGCCTTATGAAGAAGTCCTGGATGAGCGCACAGGGAAAACGGATATCATGGCCACCATTAATATTGGCGAACTGATATGCCAGGATGAAGACCTGTCCGGGGAACTCTGGCTTGCCGGGATGCTTATCTCAGCAGAAATTATCAGCATTGAACCCGCTACAAACATACGGCTCTGAAGTTCTCACTATTCAGAGAGCAGGAGAAAAAATGTTCGCTCTGATTAATCAGGGACAACTGTATACCGACAGTGCCGGTTACCCGGTAAAAATTGTTCGCTGCATAAACAACACCGTGTTGTACAGAAGATGTGAAGCGAATGTTTGAAGTGTGGTGCCACTGCCGTGGATGAAAGTTTTATGAGGTTGGCATGCAGACAATCATCTATCAGATAACCCCCAGCAAATGGTGTACGGAGAGAGTCCTCATTGCATCAACAGGGCTAAAGCCTGGCACCATCGAGCGGGCCAGAAGAAAGTCATGGATGCAGGGAAAAGAATACCGCCATTACGCTGTAGAAGGTGATCCGGGGCACTACAGTGAATGCCTGTACAACATCGAAGAAATTATGCGATGGATCGAAAACCAGAAACAACCAGGTGCCAAAAATGCAAGTTCCGGTTAACCTGTTAATGCTCCTGGACGTCTGGGAGGTTTAATGAGTAACGCATCATACCCGACAGGCGTTGAAAACCATGGAGGATCACTCCGTATATGGTTTCACTATAATGGCAAACGTGTCAGAGAAAACCTCGGTGTTCCTGACACCGCCAAAAACCGGAAGATCGCTGGTGAACTTCGCACTTCCGTTTGTTTTGCAATCAGAATGGGGAGTTTCGACTACGCCGCGCAGTTCCCTAATTCCCCTAACCTGAAACACTTTGGTCTGGGAAAAAGAGAGATAACCGTTAAGGCACTTTCGGAAAAATGGTTGGACCTTAAGAAAATTGAGATAGGAAGTAATGCATTCAGTCGGTATCAATCCGTGGTGAGAAACATGCTTCCTCGCATAGGGGAAAAACGTCTTGCTTCGTCGGTAACAAAGGAAGATTTACTGTTTATCAGGAAAGATTTATTGACCGGGTATCATAATCTTTCTAACGGAAAAACAACGCCGATTAAAGGGAGGTCAGTAGTTACGGTTAATTACTACATGACGACAATTGCAGGAATGTTTCAATTTGCGGCTGATAACGGCTATATCGTGTCAAACCCATTTAACGGCCTGACACCATTAAAGAGATCCAGAACAGAACCAGATCCGCTCACACGTGACGAATTTATTCGTTTTATTGATGCCTGTCACCATCAACAAACAAAAAACCTGTGGTCCTTAGCAGTATACACAGGCATTCGTCACGGTGAGCTAATATCTCTCGCCTGGGAGGATATTGATTTAAAAGCTAAAACAATGACTATCCGTCGTAATTATACAAAACTCGGGGAGTTCACTCTACCAAAAACAGAAGCGGGAACTGATCGTGTTATTCATCTTGTTCAACCAGCTGTTGATGCCCTGAAAAGCCAGGCTGAAATGACAAGACTTGGCCCTCAGTATCAAATTGACGTCAAGCTTCGGGAGTTCGGTCGCACCGCACGCCATGAATGCACGTTTGTTTTTAATCCGCAACTGGTAAAAAAATGCCAGCAAGTCGGTCACCACTATAAAGCAGATTCCATCAGAGATTCCTGGGCATCTGCATTAAGGCGAGCAGGACTGCGGCACAGAAAAGCCTATCAGTCTAGGCATACTTATGCCAGCTGGGCATTATCGGCAGGAGCGAATCCAAGCTTCATAGCAAACCAAATGGGCCATGCAAATGCACAAATGGTATTCAACGTTTACGGAGCATGGATGAAAGATAACAATATCGGGCAAATAGAACTACTCAATAAGCAGTTGACGGAGAGTGTCCCATACATGCCCCATAGAGCCAGACTCTGAAATAATATCTTTAAATATCAGTTGTTTTAGTGGTAGTTGCCGTCACATTAACTGCATGACAGGGCTATTTAAACAATCACTAAAAATCGCCCAAGAGCATTCTGTTTCTATAATGTATTCCAAGAGATTAAAAAATAATATCATACGTTATTCGGCAGAGTTCGTATGTACTACGGCGTCCCAACCATGTCCCAAAACAAAAATTTCTGCCCTATACACGTTCCAAAAAATTCAACAGCAAAGAGAGTCTGCTGACGAGTTGTTGATTCACTGATTAATACGTAAAATTGATAACTGCTGGAAATCATACAATACTCGTACTTTCGAAAGTTCGCTAACAAGGTGCTACACGCGAGGTGTTGCAGTTTTCTTTACGATTTATCATTCAATCCTAATCCATGCATGACATGTGGTGCCTGTGGGGTGATCCTACCTACGTAATGTGGACACAGCCCTAATCAAGGTTCTGTTTTTCAAAACAGTTCCGTGCTGAGACAGCCACAAGTACTGTGTCGGCACCACCGATTGTAATCACACTAGATCTAATTAAACACAGCCGTCTGCATTATTTCCCGACTCATAAAATATTAGCCGTAAATGCATTCGACTTTTAGTGAGTGGAAGAAACTTTCCGCCCTAGCATTATCGTAACAGCGCCCCTTTGCACTCATCCTGTCATGCAGGTATGCCGCTTCAGAAGCGCCTGATAATGCGTTGAAATCAGGACGGTGGCTACTTGCTATTCAGTTCACGATACAAAATGGGCAATATCCCTTAAGGACCAGCGAATAGCAATGAGTCACTTTATTATCAAGTTTGATGACCGCTTTGATGCTAACTTTTAATAAGAGTCTCTTCACACAAAATCGTGTACCGAGTCTACACTGAATAACAATCACTCCTCACCGTAAAGTGACCGATACTGCAATCAAACTCACACTGCTCTCTGGCCACAAGCATTGATAATGTTATTGGCTCTCTGCTTAGTGGGTGATGCATCCCATCATTAATTATACGAGAAAGAGCCATTTCATCATATAAACTACATACTCTGGAACCTTCAGCATTTCTTAAAAAAACACCTCGTTGAGGAATTGCCAGCGTAATCGGGCACTGTAATGCTTCATCTATGTAAGACATTTCTTCAATATTAACTAAAAATGAACATGAATGTAATCGCCGCTGTAACAATTCAATTCTGTTATCATTACTATGCATAAATTCAGAAATAACCTGCCCCATATATGTACTGAATACATCAAGAAATGAATTGCCTCCATTCAATTGATTTTCAACAGAATCAGCCAATCTAATGATATCGGCTAGTTCTGTATGGCTTAAACCCGAATATAGTTCCCCTTGAACAGGATCTACAATAAAAGCGTCCATAGCACTCTGATAGCGAACAGAAAACGATCTTTCTCCTATTGTGAGTCTTTCCATTTGATGATCTCTGGTCGCACGTTGTAAAACTTCAACATCTTGTGTTGACAAGTAATTTCCAGAAGACAAATTAAATGAAAATGGCATAATTTTATCCCTAAAGCATATATCTTACTTTTCGATAATTAACAAAAAGCCATCCTCCACAGCAATACTCCATCAGAATAATTGTAGGATTATTTTAATCTAATTTATAAGCATAAAATATATACTCACTAAATAGCTGCGCAGAATAGTAGATCATTTAGAGGGAACTCAACCCGATTGTGCGATCTGATCAATCGCCAAATCAATACAAATCACCAACCGGACTGAGCAATGTCGATCATACCACCAATTTCCCGTGACGAACGACGCCTAATACAGAAAGCCATCCATAAAAGGCTGACAGCCATGCTGATGCTGCACCGGGGCGACCGTGTCAGCGACGTTGCCCGCACACTATGCTGCGCCCGTTCCTCTGTTGGGCGCTGGATTAACTAGTTCACACAGTCGGGTGTTGAGGGACTGAAATCATTACCTGCCGAGCGAGCCCGCCGCTGGCCGTTTGCGCATATCTACACACTATTACGTGAACAGGTAAAATATTCACTCGCGACTTTGGCTACAATTATTCACGCTGGAGTACAGAACTGCTGACAATAAAAATCAATGAGATAACCGGCTGCCTGTTACATGCTGGAACCATTCGCCGCTGGTTGTCGTCTGTGGGGCTTGTGTGGCGAAGGGCTGCGCCAACTCTACGTATCCGTGCCCCGCCTAAAGATAAAAAGATGGCAACAATCCATAACGCACTGGACGAATGCAGCACAGAGCATCCGGTCTTTTATGAAGATGAAGTATTTATCCATCTTAATCCCAAAATCGGTGCGGACTGGAAACTGCTCGGGAAGCAAAAACGAGGGGTCACGCCGGAACAAAATGAAAAATATTCTCTGGACGTAGCGCTGCACAGCGGGACAGGTTAAGTCAGCTGTGTGGGCGCCAACAGCAAAAGTTCGGCGCTGTTCATCAGACTGCTGAAGCGGCTTAAAGCTACATACTGTCGGACGAAAACCATCACGCTGCTCGAGGACAACTACATTATCCACAAAGGCCGGGAAACCCAGCGCTGGCTGAAGGATAAACCGAAGTGCAGAGTCATTTATCAGCCGGTTTAATCTCCATGGGTGAATCATTTTGAATAGCTATGGCAGATACTTCACGCCACAATAACGCGTAATCATCAGTGCCGCTCAATGTGGCAACTATTGAAAAAGTTCGCCATTTTATGGAATCCGTCAGTCCATTCCCCGAAGGCAAACATGGGCTGGCAAAAATGTGCGATATTAGGCGCAGCTATTTAGTTATTCCGTCATTTCTCCCGCCCGTGTAAACACTACTGAATCTTGTCGTTGTGACAAAGCTATAAATAGTCAATCACAGCACGTTTCTGCGTACGACGCGCTGCAATTTTCTTTACGATTTATAACTGTACAGGTGAACTATGAGTTATTTGGATACATACATATAGTGTAACGCCTGTTGTATATTTTACTCATATCTTTTTACAGGATGAAAACCAATGATACTGGCGCATAGCCTCCTCCAACCTTACCCCTGTATAACACGACTCATATAACCTGGGATTTCATTTCGTAGTTTTACAATATCAACACCCGGGGCGATATGTTTCTGATAAAACTTGTCTGCAAGCACGTTTGCTATGTAATCTGTTGTACTGTTTTTTACAGCTCGGCTCATACCATCGCAAAGAGCATCCATTTTTTTGCCAAAAGAAGCATTTCCTATTATTATATGATTAATAGAACTTTGTGCCGCTTTAACATCAAGAGTTAGTTCAAACTCCTTACTTACAAGAGAAAAGACCATTTTCCTCTCTTCAGAAGAAATTTTTGCATTTTTTTGAAGGCAGCAATTATCAATCTCTTGGTTGATAACCCTTGACGGATATACAGTCCGTTCATCACTTACCCATCCATGAATATCTTTAGTACTCTGCCTGCTTACCGTCTCCAGTATACAGCCGCTAAATTTGTTAACATTAAAGCGGATAGAGCGCTCTCCCATTGAACACTTCACGACCTCATCATTCTTCCCACGGATGGTGCCCCGGAAAGAATTATCTTTATGATAACTGATACCAAAAGAGCTGAAGGACACACCTGTCGCATTTACTGGCATAACAAATCCTTTTCATTAAAATTTGCTTACAAAAATTGTATATAATCATTTTAATTAAAAAAATACATGTGTAAATAGCATTCGTTCAAAATTTAATTTTTTGTTTGAATCCTATCACATATTTAGTATCTTGACTCCTGTCACCAATATGGTTCAATAACATAGACTAAAGAGGGAGAAAATATGCCTGTCATATTAAACTTTTCGAGTGAAAGAGTATTGTCTGAAAGTGAACTGGAGGCTTTACGTCATGTCGGAAGAGTTAGTCAGAGTGAACAGCTTGTTGTGAGAGGCCGCACTATGAGACTTCATCATATTTCATTTATGGACAGTTTTAGCGTGGAACCGGTTTCCGGCGGACTGTTGGATCGCCTTAGTGCAAGAGGGCATCGCCTTCTCGCAGAAAATCTGGAGATACAGCTTAACAGAGGCCATACTTTTTTGCAGGCATTCCGTTTATATATGGAACAGAGCCGTGCAACCCCATGTACGCGCCAAAACGTCAGTAGTGCAATACAAAACAAAATTAACTCTCATGCATTTACTGTTAGTCATCAAGACTTTTCCTGTCATGAACAACACCTGAATTGCCCGATAACATTATGCATTCCTGAAACTGGTGTTTTTGTCAGAAATGCAAAAAACTCAGAAATATGTTCATTATATGACCACAATGCACTCACTGAACTTATCCGACGCAACGCTCCACACCCTCTCAGCCGTGAACCCTTTGTTCCGGAAATGATTGTCAGCAAAGATGAATGCCATTTTAATCTAATAGAACAATATTTTTGCATATTAGCCACACAAAATATATGCACTAGAATTTGACTGTATGGTTCGATTTAAATGTTGCAAAATTAATTTTACTAGTTATTGCCATCTATTTCATACTCCCTAATTCTTGATACAATCTGTCTGTCAAAATAGTAGATTAGATCGAACTTATATTACAGCTATTTAGTTTCTAAAATGGAATTTTTAACGTTTTATACTTCACATTACAATCTGTACCATAAGCCTCCTCAGCGAGGTTGCCTGAATACCCTGTCGTGCCCATTTTTCCATCGGACGCAGTTGTCTGCTCTCTCGAACTGCTGGCAATAAAAATCAACCAGACAGCTTGATGTCCGTTACATGCAGGACTAATCACGATTGGTTACCGTTTACAAAACTTGCGTAACATTGGAGGAGAACGAATAATATTCTCTAGCTGGTACGCGTTCCATAGCGAAACGGGCAAGGTCCAACAGCAAGAGCTGAAACTCAGGGGGATTTATCAGTCGATTTATTCGCCATGGATGAATCACGCTGTACGGTTATGGTAGCTCTTAGCGACAAGGCATAATCATCAGTACACCAATGTAACAACCGTTGAAAAAGACTCATTATTTTATGAACCAGCCATCCCATTTCCAGAGTGGTAAATATGATTTGTTAAAGTGTAACAGTACTCTGCGTAGCCTTTTTAGATTCATAGTTTAATGTTTCTAAATACATTAAATTGCACTATAAGAGAAAGACATAATGTGAGGATAAAAATGCCATTTTCAATAAAAAGTATTTTTTCAGGACACACTTGGCATCAACCTGAAATATCTAGGCCTATAGCAGATAAATCATCTACTAAAAATTGTATCTTAGACTCAACAACATGCAATGTAGATGGCTTTACAGTGTTTAACAGAAGATCCTGTAGTTTTGATATGCGTCCTCCCGGAAGCGCAGACAGAACTCCACAACTGAGATTATCAATATCAGAAGTCGCATGGATGTCAAAAATAATAGAGACAGAGACAAATAATACAAACAAATCATAGCTATTAGCCCAGAAAAGAGTTGGTACACTAGCCATGAATAACTTCCTAACAACTTGATTTTTTAGTTATTTTTTTCTTCATTCTTGAAAAAGGATGCCCCGAAAGGGTTCCAGAGTTCGATTTTCTGCGCTTCTGCAAATAATCAAGGGGTTACAAAGTGGTTGCCCCTTTGTTTTTAGTGCTCTTGGTATACCCATTGGTACATTTAGCGCAATACCATCTGGTATCACTTAAAGACACGAAAAACAACTTTTTATCTTTTTGTTTCGCTCAAATTAGTATAAAAAGCCGAACAACAAACAATAAAAAACCATTAACATCAATAGATTATGATGGCTTCAATCTAAATAATAGGCTATATAATACTGCAAGACACAACACATGCTGTCACTATGAGTCAACTATTTAGATGATATTAGTGACCTGTTTCAGAGCATTAGCGCAAGGCGATTCTTTGTCTTCTTGCACTAATTTTTTATCATAAAAATGTTCCTAGCACTGGGCATCAATATCGCAGGTCAGAAAGAGCTCCTGGGGATGCGGCTGGCCGAAAATGAAGGGGCGAATTTCTGGTTCAATGTGCTGACTGAACTGAAAAACCGCGGTCTGAACGATATCCTCATCGCCTGTGTGTATGGCCTGAAAGAATTCCCGGAGGCCCGCATCCAGTTATGCATCGTGCATATGGTGCGCAACAGCATGCGCTTCGTGTCATGGAAGGAATACAAAGCCGTCACTCGCGACCTGAAAGCGATTAGCCTCCCACAGAAGAGGCAGGCCAGCAGGCACTGGAAGCGTTTGCTGCGGCCTGGGACTGCCGCTATCCGCAGATAAGCCGGTGCTAGCTGTCAAACTGGACTAACTTGGCGACGTTTTTCGCTTATCCGGCAGATATCCGCAAAGTGATCTACACAACGAACGCCATCGAGTCGCTGAACAGTGTGATCCGGCATGCCATCAGGAAACGCAAGGTGTTCCCGACGGACGAGTCAGTAAAAAAAGTGGTGTGGCTGGCAATCCAGGCCGCGTCACAGAAATGGACAATGCCGTTAAGGGACTGGCGAATGGCAATGAGCCGCTTTATTATCGAGTTTGGTGACCGTCTTGACGGTCACTTTTAAGAAAAGGCATTTACACAGAATCCTAAACAGGCTCACAGGCCTCTAATCATCCACATTGTAAAGATCCTTTGTTGTAAGTAAGATCTGGTACCCTAATAATATCAAAAGGATTAAAATCATCACTGCATCCTTCCACGAGGCATTTCATTGCTCGTAGATCACCATATAGCTCTGAAGAGTGATGCGGACATAGCAGATTATAAACTTTACATTTCGAATCTTCTTTGCCTTGTCTACTTTCCTCAATTTTTACTTTCAATGAATGCAGAAAAAAAAGATCCCTGATATAACTATCCCTGTCCTCTATCGTCATTCCCGCCCTCAGCGCTCCGACAACCTCATCAGTATTTTCATTTCTCACCTCAAATACACTATTTCTCTTATCCATCAGCCCACTTACAAAAGCACTTAGCTCTTGAAAAATTTCCTCAAGCTCATTATTATTTCTGGCACATGAATATATAGAGACCATAACATCAAGTTTATCTTGTAATTCAGGAGAAAGAAAGTGATTATGATTAAGCTCACTTACTGATTCCGGAGTCGAAGGGTTACCTCTTCCTGATACATACATCCATGAATAAAGATTTGCTGAAGAACCACTTGTTGGTAACATATCAAAACCCCCTTAACAAATAAATCCATAAATATTATTGCAACTAATATATCTGGATAAAAATATTATATCTTACTTAATACTACACTAATAAGATCCAGCTTTCCTCCGTGATAAGATTGCATGACTTGATGTTCACTCCATGAAATATCAGAAACATTATAAGATGATATATCTATTGGATTAAATTCATTTCTCATACGATCATATAAAACATTTGTTTCTGTTGTATCAACAAAAAGAATTCCTTTTTTCTCCAGTCTGTCAAACATATCGTAAATAGCCTGTTCAGCTTGTGCTGGTAATGATGGAATATCCAAAAGAGATTCCCCATTTATTTTATTCATTCTAATACCAATAACATTTCCATTATCATTATATATTTTCTCTGCACTCCCGGAACCATAATACTGATTGAAACAACGAACTTCGCTTGTCACCTCTTCATGGCTTTGAGATATAGTAAACATCTTCAACACTTTTGTTGTATCTTCCATATCTTCATACACGACAGCATTACCACCTTTACCAATAACATTACCTGGCACGGGTGATTTATTGTTGCTACCCCTCGGCAACTCTGATTGAGTATAATCCGCTGGAGGTAACTCCGGCTGCGCATAATCCACTGGAGGTAAATCAGGTCTGTTCGAATGAACAGAGCCTCTTTCTATAGTCGTGCTCACTGGCGATGTATTCAGCATAGCCTCAATTTTTCTGCTAATCTCTCCCTTAGGCCATCCCAACCTGTGCAACAGATTAGTAAAACAACCACTATGACTTTCTCTTGTAACGCAAAACTTATTATCAGTGACCACAACACGATATGTTCTGTTGCCAACCGTTACTTGCGTCCCGCTATCAGAGTGAACAGCAGCATCCCTTACAGAGGATAAAACACGATTATCAGGCGAAGTCAGGTTTCTGGTTAAAGAATTCCATGAACATCCCAAATTTATAGAAGAGGGCGATAACATACATTTCAACCTTCAAAATAAACCTATCTAATTATTCCTAACAGACATCCCCCATACATGACAACAAAAACCGGAGCCGGACTCCGGTTTTTGTGAAGCTATCGGGTTACTTCATTTCGCCAATATTTTCCCACTTCCCGTCAGCACGCAGGATTTGCAGCGGTCTTACTACACACTGACCCGAGGACGAAAAAAGAGTTCGGGCTGGGAAGAGACAGAAGAGTAGCAATTTCAGAAGCATTCACACCAACATTGAGCTTTTCAGCGAAAGTGGGCACGAATCATTGCTGGACAGGGTTAAAGGCACTGACTCAATCACTCTTCATACGTGGCTTGATCGATATGAAACAATCCTCAGCTAGAGGGGGAGCAAGCCGAAAACATTACTCGACTACGCCAGCAAAATCAGGGCAATTCGAAGAAAATTGCCGGACAAACCGCTCACTGACATATCAACGAAAGAGGTGGCAGCAATGCTAAACACCTACGTCGCAGAAGGTAAAGCGGTTTCCGCAAGAGTAATCAGGTCAACCCTTGTTGACGTTTTTCGAGGGGCAATAGCCGAGGGGCATGTGGCAACGAATCCAGTAACAACAACCCGTGCAGCAAAGTCAGAAGTAAGGCGCTCAAGGCTGACAGCTAATGAGTATGTCGCTATTTACCATGCTGCTGAGCACCTCCCCATCTGGCTGAGGCTGTCAATGGATTTAGCTGTCGTTACAGGGCAGAGAGTGGGCGATTTGTGCAGAATGAAGTGGTCAGACATAAACGATGGTCATCTTCACATTGGACAGAGTAAAACAGGAGCCAAAATTGCCATTCCGCTGGCTCTAACCATTGACGCACTCGACATCTCACTGGTTGATACACTACAGAAATGCAGGGAGGCCAGCAGCAGTGAAACAATAATCGCATCAACCTATCACGAACCACTTTCTCCAGCCACAGTATCACGGTATTTAACAAAGGCGCGAAATGCATCCGGGATCTCGTTTGATGGAGACCCACCGACATTTCATGAACTACGTAGTCTGTCCGCGAGGCTATATCGGAACCAGATTGGCTACAAGTTTGCACAACGTCTTCTTGGACATAAATCTGATTCAATGGCGGCGCATTATAGGGACAGTCGCGGGCGGGAGTGGGACAAAATTGAAATCGGATAATGATTTTATTTTGACCAATAATGACTTACCAGATTTAACAACTTGATATTTAATAAGATTTTGAACGAACAACTTCCATGTCAGAAGGAGGATAAAATCACAAAAACACATTAAAAATCATTATGTTATTTATACAATTGATTAAATGATAGACTGCAAAACGCGACAAAACACTACATTTAGAGTCACAATTAATCAATGAGTTAGATGTGATTAGTGACCTGAGACAGAGCATTAGCGCAAGGTGATTTTTTGTCCTCTTGCGCTAATTTTTTGTCATCAAACATACAGCCAATCAGAAGAGCATAAAGCTGCCAAGCATTATATGTCTTAGTTTTATGCTCATTTTCATTAAAAAAATATATAATAAGACTAATATCAGTATAAAATATTTATAACACTTAGAGTAAAAATGTAATCAGCTTATACAACCAACAATAATTTAAACTATAAAAAACAATAACAGAAACATTTATAATTTATTTTAAGTGTTCAAGCGATAAACTGGTAAATTTAACAACTTAATTTTGAGATCTAAGTCACATCAATCAAGCATTCAAACAGTTATATATTAAAGCTGTCCACATCGGATATGTGACACTAATAGTATCAATGGATTGATATTATTAATGGATATAAACATGTAATAAGGATTTATTATGAACATTCAACCGACCATACAATCTGGAATCACCTCACAAAACAATCAACATCATCAAACAGAACAAATACCCTCTACACAAATACCGCAATCCGAATTACCTCTAGGATGCCAAGCTGGATTTGTTGTTAATATTCCAGATGATATACAGCAACATGCACCGGAATGCGGTGAAACAACAGCTCTACTGAGCTTGATAAAAGATAAAGGTCTGCTCTCAGGGCTAGACGAATATATAGCTCCTCACCTTGAAGAAGGATCCATAGGAAAAAAACATTGGATATGTTTGGTTTATTCAATGTTACCCAAATGGCATTAGAGATACCTAGTTCCGTTTCAGGCATCTCTGGTAAATATGGTGTCCAGCTAAACATTGTAAAACCAGATATTCATCCTACATCAGGTAATTATTTTTTACAGATATTCCCTCTGCATGATGAAATAGGTTTTAATTTTAAAGACCTTCCTGGCCCGTTAAAAAATGCATTAAGCAACAGTAATATATCAACCACTGCAGTGTCGACTATTGCATCGACTGGAACATCAGCCACTACTTCGACGGTAACCACCGAGCCAAAAGACCCAATACCATGGTTTGGATTAACAGCTCAAGTGGTTCGTAATCATGGTGTAGAACTTCCTATAGTCAAAACTGAAAATGGATGGAAGCTTGTTGGAGAAACACCACTTACTCCTGATGGGCCGAAAGCAAATTACACGGAGGAGTGGGTTATCAGACCGGGAGAAGCAGATTTTAAATATGGTGCATCTCCATTACAGGCAACTCTAGGGCTGGAGTTTGGCGCACATTTCAAGTGGGATTTAGATAACCCTAATACTAAATATGCCGTTCTTACCAATGCTGCCGCAAATGCGCTTGGTGCTTTAGGGGGATTTGCAGTATCCAGATTTGCTAGTACAGATCCAATGTTAAGTCCTCATATCGGTGCAATGGTTGGGCAAGCAGCAGGGCATGCCATACAGTATAATACCCCTGGATTAAAGCCAGACACTATTTTATGGTGGGCTGGTGCGACACTGGGGGCTGCCGATTTAAACAAGGCCGAGTTTGAAGTAGCTAGATTCACTGACTATCCTCGTATATGGTGGCACGCAAGAGAAGGAGCTATTTTCCCCAATAAAGCAGATATTGAACATGCCACAGGTGCTGATATACGCGCAATGGAAGAAGGTATCCCTGTTGGACAGCGGCATCCAAATCCAGAGGATGTGGTAATCGATATCGAAAGCAATGGCTTACCACATCATAATCCATCAAATCATGTTGATATCTTTGATATAATCCAAGAAACAAGAGTCTAAGCTTTAACTTGTTTATTTTAAAATAATAGCTGAAATGGATGGCAGCTATTATTAATAAGGATTAATATATTTTTTTCTAAAATACCCCACAAAATAAACACATCATAAAAATTCTAAATACACACCTAATCTCAAAAAAAAACAAACTTACTATTTGACTTGGATTATGTTTTTAATCCAATATTTTCCGACAACATCTCCACAGAAAAATGCATTTACATAAAGACGCCTTCAAGTCATCTGAAACCTGCCAACCACAGACACCTTCTTATATTCTGGATGTCTGCGGCGTTTTTTTACAAATTACTGACAGCCAATACTCTCTCAGAGAAAAATATTTTAACTATCTTTTATAATGAAGTTTCCCTTGATAGGATCATAAACACATTTATCAGGACTTATAATCATTGATGCCGTTATTGGTTCTCGGGTCAGTGGATGATATGAGCCTTCACTAGCTAAACGAGAAAATGCATCAAAATCAAATAAGCAGCATACTGCCGAACTATCTGAATTTTTGACAAACACTCCTTCTTCGGGTCTCTCTAGTGTAATTGGACACTGAATAGACTCTGGCGGGCACTGGAAATTTCCTGAACTAACAGGAAACTTACATTGAGATATTTTGTCCTGAATACTCTCTTGCGATTGTGCTTCACCTGAGTCCGAAAGCATACTGAGCATCCTATCGCGAAGAGCTTCAGGGCCGTTATTAAACCCATAAAGGAATAACTCAGTAAGCAATCCCCCACTACTGCCGCTGGATAGAAAACGCCCATCGGTTTCATTAAATACAATGCTGACAGTCTCATTACCTAATGTAAACTCCCCTCGACCGCTAGATGCTACTTGAGCTCGAAGGACATTCAATCCATTAAAAATGAGCTTGATCTAATCTCCGAATTTAACGGCATTATAAAACTCCCTATTTTAATTTAAACTCCAGACTTAAATAGCTTTAACAAACATCTGCCTTACATGACAACAAAAACCGGAGCCGGACTCCGGTTTTGTGAAGCTGTCGGGTTACTTCATCCCGCCAATATTTTCCCACGTCCCGTCAGCACGCAGGATTTGCAGCGGTCTTACCACGCACTGTATCTGCTTTTTATCCGCATCCAGTATCACCACCTGCGTGATTACCCTGGCCTGCTCCGGGATAATGCCATTCTCATCGGACTCCAGAATGTCTGCCGGTCCCAGTCGCAGCTGTGCTGTAAGCGACTGCACGTGTTCACGGCCATCATGCTTTCCGCAACCACACAGACGCTGCATAAGTTTTTTTAGTATATTCATGTCATTCTCCTGTTCTGCCTGTATCACTGCCCACTTCATCCAGCCCCTTAACATCCTGCCACGGCCCGTCACCAAACCTGACCTGCAAATGCTGAAAAAGCCCCTGAACCCGTGTGGCATCTTTGGGGTCAAGAAAGGTCAGTCCGGTGATGAGTGCGCCATCTGTATCCGGGAACCAGCCATTGCTGTTTGTCTCAATAATG